AAAAATTAGATGTTTTTGGGGTAATGGCCATAGCGGCTCCCGCTTCGCGGCGGCAATTGGAACAATGGCGCCAATGCGGGCGTGTTCTACATGAACCTCAACAACGCCCGGTCCATCGTGAATAGCAATGTTGGGTTCCGCGCCGCGCTATCCCAGTCAGCCAGATGGGGCAAGCCTGCGGACTTGCCTCCCGCGCACTGGGGATAACGGGGTCCTTATCCCTGCCGACAGCCGAAAGGCAGGCAAAAAACTGAATTGCCGGGAGGGTGGTTAGTACCCGGGAGGGGAAGGGCGCCGCGCCCGGTATCCATTTTAGGCGGTGGCATCATAAAGAAGCAAAAGGGGCTTTACAATACCATCTCAATATGATAAAATCGTCCATAAGAGGTGGTATTGATGTGGAAGCGTTGGACGCCGGAGGAAGAACGCATATTGGCCGAAGAATATCCCTATCGGTCAGCAAGAGTGATTGCGGAGAAATTGGGACGTACTATATCCCAGGTGCACAACAAAGCGGCAGAGATGGGACTTAAACGGAAGCCTTCTGTGTCACTAGATTTCTTCACAAAATGGAGCCATGAAATGGCTTATGTTCTAGGATATTGGTTCGCTGATGGCTGTATCATGGTAAAAAGTGGAGGCCATTACTTCAGTTTAGTTTCCATTGATAAAGAGCACCTGGAACGCATCAAGTCTATCATGGGCATAAGAACAAAAATTTATAAGAATACTGGTAGAGCATATGAACTGCGTGTAGGAAACAAGGAGCTTTATGAGCAAATAAAGGCCCTAGGAGGAGTTGAACGTAAATCTTTAACGGTCCGTTGTCCAGAGGTCCCAGAACCTTTTAGGTACAATTTTATTCGCGGGTATTACGACGGCAACGGTAGTGCCGAGCTTGGCTATGCAGACTACTTAACCATCACCTTTGTTTCGGGTAGCAGACCCTTTCTTGAAGGGTTAGCCGACATGATGCTAGACATAAAAACGACAATCCTAAAGGATTCACGGGAAAACAATAGCAGTTGGCTGTTGCAGTGCCATGGTATTCATGCCCAACGGCTTGCGCAGAGAATGTATGAAGGGGCAACACTTTATATTCCACGAAAGTTAGAAGCTATGCGGATTGGGTTAGAAAGAACCTATAGGAACGCATAATAAACCAATATGGCTGAAAGGCTGCCGAAAGGCGGCTTTTCTATTTCCGCAAGAGGACGGCCCTGAAGATGAAGCGGCGCCTGAAATACCTTCAGCAGGACTATGCCCGGGGCGAGGTGGATTGGGAGGAAGTAAACGCCAGCGTTCAGAGCTACTTGGGCCTTTTAAGGCACTGCAACAGCTACAACCTACGACGGAAACTTTTTGAGACCTTGGTGTTTATTCGAGGAGGAGATGCCGATGATCGACATGGCATTAATCAGGATGGGATGTGATGCCCGTGCCAGGTCCTGATATTGCCCAGTACGGCCTTGCCGTGTTTGCCGTGGCGGGGCTTGTTTATTTAGTTGACCGGTGGATAAAGCAGAAAGGCGACAATGACCTGGCTGAAGTGGTCCAGAATAACACCAAGGCTTTGGAGAACCTGACCACTCTTATTCAGGTTAATCTTACTCGCCAGGAGGCCAAGATTGACGAGCTGTTGGAACGGGCAAGGCGGTGATGTTATGCGGGGTTTCTGGAATGACCCGAATGGGCTTACAATTGATGAGTTTGCGGCGCTGCTGGTCTTGCCGCTCTTTTTATTTGTGGGCGTCAAGCTAGCCATGGCTAAAGACATTTCCTCTACACAGGTCGACTTCTTCACGGTTCTGACTTACCCGATCCTGGCCGTGGTGGCAAGGCAAGCAGTGGAACGTATTGGCTGGCCGTCGCTGGGAAAACGGAGTGCGTCGGTCTCGCCGTCCACCACATACTACACGGAGACTGCGGCGACTACCGCCTACGTTCCCAGAAGTGAAGGCGACGGCGATGGCGAGCAATCGGCAACCGTAAACTCAACTAACCAACCATCTATATAAGGGGGTGCACCATGTATGAAAGTTTGCATTGATCCTGGGCACGGCGGAAGCGACCCGGGGGCCATGGGGATAAACGGCCGGCCAGAAAAGGAGACCAACCTCAGGGTGGCCCTTTTTGTAGAGCAAGACTTAAAAAGAAGGGGCATTGAGGTTCTGATGACCAGGCGGGACGACCGGGATGTCGGTCTTTCCGAGCGGTGCCAAATGGCAAACCGCTGGGGAGCCGATATTTTTGTGAGCCTCCACGCCGACGCCGCTGGCGGGCCGAGCGCCAAGGGACACCATGCTATCCATAGCATCCATTCACAACCCGGCAAGGGCGGCAATAAGCTGGCGCGGCTGATTGTGGATCAGGTAACGCTGGCCACGGGACAGCAACCTTTACCTCGGGGCAACGGAGGCGTCCTACAGTGGCGTACTGAAGCATTTTAACAGCTACGGATTACGCAAGGCGCTGGGCTTTCCGCCAGAACCGCCTGCAGAAGAAAAGAGGTGAACAGATATTGATGCAATTTGACATTATAACAGTCCTGGCCTTCATGGGCGTGCCAAGCGCTGTGACGGGACTCTGCTTTTGGGCGATTCAGCGTAACATAACCAAGCGCGACGAAAAGCGGGATGAATTGGACAGGGAGCGAGAGAAAAACCAAATCCTGCTCATTCGGAGCGTCGGCGCCGCAATTGCCCTGGGAGAAGCTACAGCTCACGCAATCCGCGACGGAAAGTGCAACGGCGAGATGAGCGCGGCCCTGGAATACGCGCAGAAAGTCAAGCACGAACAAAAAGACTTCATGACCGAGCAGGGGGTGAAGAATCTGTATTAGAGGTGAAAAACAATGAACAGTATGAGGACTCGTAAAAGGAAGGTTGAGTTTTCCAAATTAATCCTTATTGGCGTTTCGACGGCAACCACAGCGGTAGCCGTTTTTTCATGTGTGATGATTTGGAAGACCAGCGACCTTTCTCCACTCGCTTATTTAATCCCTGCAGTGTTTACGGAGCTTGCCACTGCAACCGGCTTTTACTTTAACAAGGCCAAAGTTGAGAATCAAATCAAGCTCAAGAAATTATATGGAGCCGACATCGACTCCATAGATAATTACACCGGAGGACAAGGACAAAGTTCCTGACCTGAAAGGAGAGATAATCCATGAATATCACGCAAAGGCCATCACCGAACAAATACGATGGGCGCAAAGGCTGGAAACCGGACATGATTGTGTGCCATATTACCGAAGGTAGTTATGATGGCGCGGTGAGCTGGCTTTGCAACCCTCAAGCCCAGGCATCTGCCCATTTCGTGGTCGCCCAGGACGGCAGGGTGGCACAGCTCGTCCAGCTCACGGATGGAGCGTGGTGCAACGGCACCAGTACCGACGTTGGTTCAAGTGTATACTACGGGAAAAGCACCCTTGCTGTAGTGAGAGAACGCAAGACCAATGCCAACTACTATACGGTGAGCATTGAGCACGAAGGCGTATGGGCCAAGACAAAAGGGAGGCTTACCGATGCGCAGCTTGCAGCAACAATTGAATTGATAAAGTACATCCGCAGCGAGGTAAAACGCATTTATGGCGTGGAAATCCCGATAGATCGCGAGCATATTGTCGGGCATTATCAGATAAACCCAATTACTAAACCGAACTGCCCAGGCTCCGAATTTCAATTTGACGCCATCATTGCAGCCTTGAAAGGTACCGGCTCTTCTGCCGGGGCTTCAGGAAGCTCTACGACAGGCACATCTCTTTATAGGGTACAAGTGGGCGCCTATGGCGTAAAAGCCAACGCAGAAAAGACACTGGCAGACCTTAAGGCAAAAGGATACGACACCATGCTCGTACAGGTCGGCAACCTCTACAAAGTGCAAGTAGGAGCCTATTCCCAGAAAGCAAATGCGGACAATATGGCCGCAAGGCTCAAGGCTGACGGCTTCGATACCTTCATCACCACCCAGGGAGGCTCGGCTGTCGTCGCAGAACCAGCTGCTACGTCCATAACGGTCGGCAGTAAAGTTAAGATTAAGAGCAATGCTACCAGGTATAGCACCGGCCAAGCAATCCCTGACTGGGTAAAAGACGACACCTATACCGTACAGCAGCTCGGCGACGGAAAAGTGCTGCTCAAAGAGATTCTCAGCTGGGTAAATACCAGCGATGTCACGCTCGTATAAAACTTAAGGAGGAGAGATTCATGAAAGAAATTCTTACAACCCTGATTCAGGTAGTGGTTATACCGGCAATCCCGGTTTTAGTAGGTTATCTGGTAAAATACCTTAAGGCAAAGGCAGACCAGACAAGCACGGCCATTGATAACGAGCTTGTCAGGAGATATCTCCAGGAGGCGACGGACGCGGTCCTGCAAGGAGTAACTTATACAACCCAGACATACGTCGATACACTGAAAAAACAGGGCAAGTGGGATGAAGAGGCCCAGAAGATAGCATTCAATACAGCGAAGGACGTAGCACTTAAACTACTGACCGAGGAAGCCAAGCAAATGATCACAGACATGTACGGAGACCTCACAGTATGGCTTGACACCAAGATAGAACAAACCGTAAAGGAACAGAAGGTGTTTACCATCACCGGGCTGCAGCCCATCCAAGAGATAGACACCTAAACAACGCCGGATACAAAGCCGGAGCCCCAGAGAACCAAACTCTGTGGCTTTTTTTAATGCCCGAAAATAAATCTCGGAATTTGAGAATTAACCGTTGACTATTAACCACCGTCGGTTTATAGTGTTCTCACAAATTGAGACAAGGAGG